CAAGAGGGTCATAGTAACGAAGGTATTCTACATTACACCTCGCGCAGTTTGGAGATTTTATGGTTATTATGGAGGAATTGGCGCCGTCGGCAATATGTCTACGTATGGCCAGTTCGCAGACGACTCGACATTTGAGATAGTTCCAGTATGGCAAAACAAATTGCAGTCAATGATGTACGAAGACTCAATTTATACGAGAACGTCTAACTTTTCATATGAAATTATAGATAACAAGCTGCGCCTTTACCCAGATCCGGGTTATTGGGACTTCTCTGAAGTTGACCGCATGTGGGTAAGGTTTCACATTGACGATCAAAACCCATGGGAAGAGAATTCTGGATACACAGACGGTACCCAAGGTATAAATAATTTAAATACAGTGCCTTTTGACAATATTCCATATACAAATATAAACTCAATAGGCAAACAGTGGATTCGAAAATATGCGCTAGCGTTGTGTAAAGAGATGTTGGCTCAAATTCGAGGCAAATTCACCCAAATCCCGATTCCGGGCGAAAGTGTGACATTGAATCACTCAGAATTGCTAGCCCAAGCAAAAGAAGAGCAAACCGCGCTTAAAGATAAACTTACGGAGATGCTCAAGGAGGTTGAATATAAGGAGTTGGTTAAATACGATTCAGAAACAGCTGAGGCCACAGCAACCGTATTTAAGGCATCGCCATTACCAATTTTTGTAGGATAATAAGAAATGTCTAATGAATGGAGCAAACCAGCAACCCCGCCACCACCGCTATTTTTTGGCAAGAAAGAGCGAGATCTCGTAAAGCAAGTCAATGATGAACTTATTGAAAAAGTCATCGGACAGCAGATTCTTTATTATCCCATAGACATGAAAACAACAGATTTCCATGATATGTATGGCGAAGCTATAGAAAAGACATATCTACCCCCTGTTAGGGTTTTTGCGCTAGTTGAGTTTACGGAGTTGGCAACAGAATACATGGCTGGAGCCGGAATAGACAAAAGTTGGGAAATTAATGTTCATTTTCACAAAAGAAGGTTGGAGGATGACCAAGACCTTTATGTTCGCGAGGGAGATTTTGTTTTGTACGGAGATTATTACTACGAGATAGTTAAATTAAGCGAAGATACAAAACTCTTCGGCCAGGTGCAACACGGTTTCGAGATCTCGGCCCGATGTCGCCGCGCAAGAAAGGGGCTATTCGATGCTACCTGATAATTTCGATTTCGCAATGCTGCCCGAAGGCGCTAGCTCTAGTACTTTAAAAGAATTGGGAGTGTTGGCGTCTGACGTCGAGAATATAGATTATTCTATAGTTTCGTGGCTAAAAGAGAATTTAAGGCTACGCTCAAACACCAATGAAGGATTCACAGAAGTGCCAGTTTTGTGGCAGACACCAGAACGCGCATATCAAATTAAAAATGACAAAAGTCTTCGTGATGATGGCGGCGCATTGAAAATGCCGCTTTTGAGTATTGAAAGAACAACCATCACTAAAGACCCAACAAGAAAAGGTAGCTACCAGGCTCATATATACTCAGATAGAAAAAATGGCCGTACAGGAAGAATGGTTGTAGCGAAACGAATGGTTCCTGATAAAACAAGAAATTATGCTGTTGTTGGCAATACTCGGGACCTTCCGGGCGGCGCTGGCAGCAGAGACCCCTGGTTCCCAAGAACCGGCAAAAAATACGTTATTCAATACCTTTCTATTCCAATTCCGATATATGTGAACGTTGAATATAAGATATCGATCAAAAGTGAATATCAACAACAGATGAACGAACTGCTAACACCATTCATGGTTCGTACAGGCCAGATCAATTCCTTCCTTTTGAGGCGAAATGGGCACCTCTATGAAGCTTTCATTGACAAAGACTTTAACCACAACAACAATGTTAATGATTTGGGCGAAGATTCACGCATGTTTACGACCGAATTTACAATTAGAATATTGGGATATCTGATAGGAGAGGGCCCCAACGATGATCGCCAGCTAGTGAGAATTGATGAGAATGTGGTAGAAATAACATATCCAAGTGAAACAGTTCTGAGCGCGTTTCCCGGGGACGACTCCATTACATAAAGGATAAAGGAATTTATTGGCAAAAAACCACTTCCGGAAACATTTGCTCGTTTGTTAGTATAGTTCCGGATTTTTAGAGACTTTTGAATTCTGAAATACTATTTAAAGATGATTGCGGGGATAATTTAGTCTATAATTTGATAGAACCCCAGCAAACATAAGGAACCAAAAAAAATGGGCATAAGCAGCTTTAGATTCATGAGCGGTGACACCGCGCCAGGCGTTCAAGTTATCGAGACAGATAATTCTCAGATGCCGGCATCAGCAGACGCTATAGGCGCTGTAATAATCGGCCGCGCCAAGAAAGGGCCGGCCATGGTACCAATTAAAGTAAAATCATGGGAACAATTTGTTGCTAATTTCGGTGACACGGTCCCAGGCTTCCAGGGTGGTGATGTTTACCGTGCTGGAAACAGCGGCCAGTCACCAATGTATGGTACCTACGCAGCCAAAGCATACTTAAAAGCCAATATAGCCCCACTAACATACATTAGAGTTTTGGGAGAAGAGTACTACGGTGAGAAAGATTCTGGAGATGACCCGCAGGCTGGTTGGAAAACCGACAACCTATTAACTGCAAATGAAGGCACGCGCGGCGGCGCCATTGGTCTTTGGGTAGCTCCTTCGGCCTCATTCGATGCGGAGACAATCGAATTCGCATTTACAGGCTCCAACTCCTTCCGGTTAGCTGCCGTATGGTACTTGGATGGCGGTTCAATTTCTCTTAGAGGACGTCTTTTTGGAACATCTAGCGCCACAGACCCCGCCGATATAACCGGATCCGCCACTTTGATTAACTCTGATGACAATGGTAGGTTTAAGGTTGTCATCAGTGGCTCGAACGGCCGCGGCGAAACGATTGCCTTTAACCTCGATGATACTAGTGCAGATTTCATTAGAAAGAAGTTTAACACTAACCCACAATTGAGGGTTGGCGGCAACTTTTACCCCTCCACATCCGAAAGAGATTATTGGTTAGGAGAGACTTATGAGCAGGAGCTAAGAGATGCGTCTTTGACAAGTGGCAATCTTGTTGGTGTGATCGCCGGCCTTCAGCTAACTGGATCAAGCGACAATGAAACTCCCGCAAACATGCTCGGCCAGGCCGCATTGACGGCAGGTTCGACAGCTCGAACTAGCTGGATCGTTGGCCAGGACCAGGGTAGCGCAACTAGCTTTAAGGCTGAAGACTCGCAAAGACTTTTCCGCATTATCGACCGCGGTCATGGTGAGTGGACACAGAGAAACCTTAAGATCTCAATTGAAAGACTTAAGCAATCACAGTCTACGGCCNNCCCTTACGGAACATTTTCTCTTGTAGTCAGAAAGTTTGGTGATACAGACAACGATGTACAGGTCGTAGAAAGATTCGATAATCTTACCCTCAATCCAACCTCTCCCAACTATATTGCACGCCAAATTGGTACCCAGGAGTGGACGTGGGACACGACCACCCACACTTACCCGAGATTGGTAGCGAAAATTCCGGGCGGGTACCCCAATATTTCCAAGTACATTAGGGTGCAGATGGATGATAGTATTGATGCCGGCGCAGGCGGACTTGAGACGCTTCTGCCATGGGGATATTTCGGTCCTCCGAAATATTCAGACGTGACGTTCTCTGGTTCATTTACTCAGAACACTGGCTCGGATGGGACCACCCTGGGCAATAAGTTTATCATTGTGGATGGATATTTGCCAGACACAGGTCTTAAGGCAGTGGCACAATCGCCGCTTTCGTCCGCCATAGCTTGGGGTGAAGGTGCCTCAATTAACCTCACATGCTCGATGAAGTTCCCGTCCGTGAGAATTCGTAACTCTGCCTCTGATGGCGGCTTAAGCCAGCCAACACGCGCCTACTTTGGAATGCAAACCACTCGGACAGCCACTAGTACGCGTCATGACCAAAGTTGCGCTGATGTGCATAGACTGCTTTATAAGGGCTTCGCAGATAACCCGGTCGGAAGCGAGATCACCGGCATCGATTCATATGCATATATCTTTACACTGGATGACATTGTTAACAGCAGTGTCGCAACCAGCGGCAGTAACTATTTCCATAGATCCGGCTCCAGAGTGGACGGCACAAGCTATACAGCCACAGGTTCCAATACTTATAAGAGCCTTCTAGACGCCGGCTATGACAAGTTCACTGTTCCCTTCTGGGGCGGCTCCGACGGCTTTAATATTCGTGTGCCGGATCCGATGTATAACAATGGAATTGGTAGCAGCACTGAAGCAGGCAGTTCCATTTATTATACGTGGAACAAGGCCATCGCCCTAACCAGAGATCCTGAATCTGTCGATATGAATATGTTGTTGGCCCCAGGTCTCACAAATACTGGCTTAAATAACAAGATTACTAATGTGTGCACAAACCGCGGCGATTCGTTGGGCATAGTTGACCTAGCAAGCGTTTATATCCCAACACACGAAGTCTATTATGCAGATAAGTCAAGCCGAGTTGGAACAACGCCAGTTGCAGTCGCAAACAACAGAGCCGACGGCACACCACTGAATAGTAGCTACGGTTGCACATTTTATCCATGGGTTCAAACCCGCGATGCTAACACAGGACAGCTTGTGTGGGTGCCGCCTTCTGTAGCCATGGTAGGTGTCATAGCTAGTTCAGAGAAAAGAACAAAGCTTTGGTTCGCTCCAGCTGGCTTTAACCGCGGCGGCCTTACGGAGGGCGCGGCCAATATCCCAGTTGTGAATGTCAGTGAAAGATTGACGTCTGATGATAGAGATACCCTTTATGCGGCCGACATCAACCCGATTGCCTCCTTCCCGGGAAGCGGAGTTGTAGTCTTTGGCCAGAAGACACTACAGGGCGAATCATCAGCCTTAGATAGAATTAATGTCAGAAGGCTCATGAACTATGTTAAGAAGTCGATTGCAGTTCTTGCTAACCAAGTTCTGTTCGAGCAGAACGTAGAGGCCACATGGAATAACTTCCGAGGCCTAGTAGATCCATTCTTGTCGAATATTCTGACACAACATGGTATCACAAACTACGAGCTAGCCGTGCAGAGTGATGCTGATATTCCGCCGGAGCTTCTTGCAGTCACTGGCCAAACAGATCAAGACTGGCTCATTGATCAGTAATATCCTATACGCCAAGATTAAGATACAGCCNGCNCGAGCAATTGAATTTATTGCGCTTGACTTCGTTGTTACCCGAACTGGCGTAGGATTTAATGATTAAAAAAGAAAATAAGATACTATTTAAAATAAGAACGCACACAACAGGAGTACCCAAATAATGTCATTCTGGACAACCGATTTCGGAGACACGTCGACCACGGGTCTTAAGGACCCAAAAAGAAAATTTAGATTCCAGGTGCAGATGACTGGCTTGAGCACTGATACCCTACTTTGGTATGCAAAGACTGTGTCAAAGCCATCCTTCACCATTGCAGCCGCAGAACACAAGTATTTAAACCATACATTTTATTATCCCGGCTCGATTACTTGGAATGATGTGGTCATGACACTGGTCGACCCCGTTAACCCAGACGCAGCCGCAACCTTTTCTAATATTATGCAGGCATCTGGTTATGCGCCGCCGGCGGCTTCGGACAAGCTGGCCACCATATCCAAATCATCCGCAGCAGGCGCCCTAGGGCAAGTGAAGATCATTCAGTATGATGGTGATGGCGCTGCGGTCGAGACATGGACTCTTAATAACTCCTTTATGACAGAAGTTAAATACGGCGATATGGCGTATGGAGAAGATGATTTATCAGAAATTTCGGTCACTTTAAAGTACGACTGGGCTACCGTTGAGTTGGCCAACGTGGGTGCGGGGTCATCCACCGCAACGACGTTCTTCGATAAAGTGACCACAGCATAAACAATATTTTAAAATAGAGGTGTATATTGTCAAGAAATAAAAGTCGCGTTGGAGCGAAAAAGACCACATCAAGTCCGGTCCCCCAACACGTAATGCAAGGTGATAACAAAGGTGGTATGGCGTTAGCATTCGTCGTACCCACAGAGTTTGTCGATCTTCCATCAGGAGGAAGGTTTTATCCAGAAGGACATCCGCTACACGACAAAGACTGTATTGAACTTAAGCAAATGACCGCTAGAGAAGAGGATATTTTGACATCCAGAACCCTTCTTAAGAAAGGCGTTGCTTTGGATAGAGTTATCGAGAGCATTATTGTAGATAAAAGCATTGACCCAAATACATTGCTTGTTGGAGATAGAAACGCAATTATTATTGCGATTAGGTCTTCTGGATACGGCAGCGATTATTCAACAAATGTAACTTGTCCAGGTTGCGGCGAAATAAATCGTTATACATTTGACTTAAAAGAGGCAAATGTTTATAGAGGAGAAGATGCGCACCAGCTTGAGTTGGTGGATCATGGAGATGGCACGTTTACAACTACGTTGCCTAAAACATCCATAGACGTTCGTTTTAGGCTTCTTGTTGGTCACGATGAAAAGAATCTTGCTTCTTCTGTTACCAACGCCCGTAAAAGAAAGGGTGAAGAACACAATGTAACCAATCAGTTGGCTAACCTACTCGTTGCGGTAAATGAAGACGATAGTGCCGAAGCAAGAAACTACGTTATTAATAATATTCCATCAATGGATTCTCGACATCTGCGCATGGCCTATAAGCTAGCAGCACCGAACATAGATCTTAAACAATATTTTGAGTGCCCCGAGTGCGAATACTCACAGGACATGGAGGTACCGCTGGGAGCGGAGTTTTTTTGGCCTGACCGATGATTACATGGAAAACATCTATGAGCAGTTTTTCTTTCTAAAATATTCCGGGGGGTGGTCATTCACAGAAGCTTACAATTTGCCCGTTGGTCTTAGAACATGGTTTACTCAAAGGCTAATTCAGCAAATAGAACAAGAAAACGAAGCGATGGAGCAGGCTTCGAAGGGCGGCGGCAAATCACAAACACTCACAGCACACAATAACCCGGATCCGCGCGCCCAGGCACCAAAGAAGTAAAGACAAGACTAGTTCTTGTCTTTTTTTTTATAAAACTATTTACTTCATAGCGAGGACTTATCATGGCTGACGAGAAAGACTTAAAAGATCAGCAGGATATAACTGCAGAGAAAGAGAAACAGGTCAAAAAGACCAAAGAACAGACGGCGGAGACGGACAAACTGACGAAAGCTGCCGAGTCATTCCTCGGCCTGAACAAGCAAACCACCGCGGAACTCGAAGCTCAACACCAAAGATATCTGACTTTGGGCGATTCTATGGACGCACAGATCCTTCAACAACAGTCCCTCCTTGAATATGAAAAGTCGCGTATAAAAGACTTAGAAAAAGAAGTAGCCCTTGGCGGCCCGGCGGGCGAGGCGGCCTTAGAGAGGCTTAAAGTTGCCCAGGCCAACCTAGCTGTACAAGAAGAAACACTCCTGAAACTAACCAACTCCACCCAAGCCATCAAAGAGGGTATCGAAGCCGCCAAAGGCCTAGGCGATGCCATGGGCGGCGTACTTGGGGCATATGGCAAGCACAGCGTCCTTAACACAGACAACCTAAAGAATGTTGCAAAGGCATTCCGAGGCGGTACCGCCGGCGCGATTGAATTTGCTAAAAGTTTAGGTTTAGGTCTTCTTAAATCCTTCGTTAACTCGTTGATTAATCTAGCCATTCAGGTTGATGAGGCAGAAAGCGCATTCAAGCGCACCGCCGGCGCCAGTGATAAGATGGCGAAGCAAATGACCGCCAACTATGAGGCAACTCGTTTATATGGCGTTGAATTGAAAGAAATGAGTGCTGCCATGACAGCGCTAAAGAGCACATACACTGACTTTACAATGCTTAATTCGTCTGCGCAAGACGAAATTGCAAAAACCGGCGCATTGCTAGCTGAGGTTGGCATTAAGAACGAAGACTTCGCAAAGTCCATGCAAACAAGCACCAAGGCTTTTGGATTAACGGGCCCTGCCGCGGCAGCAGCCGGCCGTGACATTGCAGACTTTGCCAATGTGATCGGCGTTATACCGTCGGAATTAGGCGCAGACTTTGCCGCCATGGGCGATGGACTAGCGAAAATGGGAAGTGAGGGTATTCGAGCCTTTAAGGACCTGGCTATTGTTTCCAAGACAACCGGTCTAGAAATGAAAAAGATTCTCGCCATTACAGATAAGTTTGATACATTTGAAGGCGCCGCCGAGCAAGCCGGCAAGCTAAACGCAGCCCTAGGCGGCAACTTTGTCAACGCGATGGACTTGATGATGGCAACTGACCCGGCAGAGCGCTTTGGCATGATTCGAGACTCCATCTTAGATACTGGTCTTACTTTTGATAACATGTCATATTATCAGAGAAAATTCTATACAGATGCTCTCGGCCTAAGTGATGTAAGTGACTTAGCGGCGGTTCTTTCTGGCGATATGAGTAACTTAGAGGGCGCGACACAAAAATCTTCAGACGAATACAAAGAGCTTGCAAAACGCACGAAAGATATTCAAAGCATGACTGAACAATTTAAGACTCTTATGGCGGATCTCGTTCCAGTCATGTCGGATGTGGTCGGAGAGCTTCAAGAGTGGGTTAGGGGCCTTTCGGACGCAGATAAAGCAGATATTAAAGATAGCTTGAGGGCTTTCGCGGATGCCATGGTGACAATTGGAAAAGTCATCATTTCAG